GGAACAGTAATTCCTGTGATTTTATTCGGAACAGCTTCTTTTGTGGAAAGAGCATCAAAATGGAAAATGAGTGAAGCACAAATAAAAGAAGCATTATCTTATTTCAAAGTTTCGTGGGCAGTAGGATTTGGCTTGATAACTTTTGTTCTTGCTTGCATAGGAGCATTTGTTGCAATAAGGATACTTAAAAAACATTTTGAAAAAGCAGGAGTGATTTAATCAATCTTTATTTGTGAGGGAAAAAATGGATTAAATAATGGAGGTAATTGCTATGTATTATTTAGGGTCTGTTATTCATATAGAAAAAAACAATAGACCTTTTTGATACTGGTAATTATCATAAAAAATCAAATTTAAAATATAAGGAAAGAGCAAGTTTCTTTCATTTCAGAGGACTTATTATGCCTATGTGCAGAAGTCCTCCTTTTTTGTCTAAAAACGCAGACAAAAAAGAAATGGAGGGAATAAAATGCCAAAAGAATATTACCTTTATGTCAACGGACAAAGGGTTAAAGTCAGCGAGCAGATATATAAAGTCTACTGGCGAGAAAAAGAACACGAAAAGTATTTAGAGCAGGTGGACAAGAGAAACCACTTGCTCTTTTTTTCATCATTGGATCATGATGGACACTTTGTAGATAATATTGTTGATGAAAGCGTTGATGTAGAAAAGATTGTGGAAACACAGATGATGATTGAAGCAGTTAGAAATGCTATATCAAGACTTAATGCAGAAGAAAGAGATATTATTGAACGCTTGTATTTCAATGATGAAACTTTATCAAGTGTTGCAACTGAAAAGAAAGTGAGCTATCAAGCTATACAGTGGAGAAAAAACAATATCTTGAAGAAGTTAAAGAAACTTTTGGAAGAACTATTGGGTTAAATACCTTGTAGTATGGGGCAGATTTTCCTTTATAAAGTGAAGGGAGATCTGTCCTCTTTAATTTTTTAGAAGATAGGAAATAAATTTAAAGATATTTAAAAGGAATTCTCTCTTAGAGCCATTAGGCAATTGTTCTTTGATAACTGAATAGACCAAGACGGGACTTTTAATTACTTAGTGAGCGAAAGAAATTTACGCCACGACTTTTCTGCTGATTAAATTCGGTTTAAATGAATACTGCTATAAGCAAGGAGATAAGGAAACGAGCGATAGATAAATATTCTAAAGCAAAGAACAGGGATAACTTTGTGAGCCATGATCTAAGTAATGATAATGATACTTCTTTAGTGAAAGCCGGCTTATCTTAACAGAGGCGGTGGTGAGATTCCAATGTTGCTAATCCTAAGCACCCGCCAATGTCATAAAACTTAATTAGAGAAAACAACGAAGAGAGGAGTTTCCTAATGAATATAGAAGAATTAACAAGATATAAAAATATGTCAGTGGAAGATATAGAGAAAAAGATAGTCCCTGACATTAAAGATATAAGAGATAAAAGCAGCGTAGATCCGATTTCTATGTATTTTATGAAAGTCGGTAATGTGCTTGTAAAATGTAGTTACGCAAAAAATGGGCGAAGTTTAGAGGATTGTTTTCTATCATATTTGCAGAAGAAAGCAATGCTGATTGATTAAAAAATATGATAAATGGGAGCTGACTTTTTTGTTTAAATGTGCTATACTGTTAAACATATAGGGATACAATTTAATATGTGCTGAGAACTCCAAGTTATCATATTTTTCTTTGGAAAAATAATGAATGATTTGGAGGTTTTGTTATGTCTAAAAATACTTTGGATGCAAATGGTTTTAAGGTGGCGATGTACCTTAGATTATCTCAGGACGATGAAAAATATGACAAAAATTTCAAGGTGGAGAGCAATAGTATTTCTAATCAAAGGTTACAAATAAAGGATTATATTGCTAAGCAGCAAGATATGGAACTTGCAAAAGAATATGTAGATGATGGATATTCAGGAATAAACTTTGAAAGACCGGCTTTTAAGACAATGATGGAAGATGTCATTACTGGAAGTATTAACTGTATTATTGTAAAAGACTTATCGAGATTTGGAAGAGATTATATTGATAGCGGAAGATACTTACAAAGAGTATTTCCTTCTCTTGATGTAAGGTTTATCGCTTTAAATGATAATTATGACAGCTTTACAGCAAGTGAAACAGAAAAGAATTTAGTTATTCCATTTAAGAACTTTATTAATGATAACTATTGTAGAGATACATCTGCAAAGGTAAGAAGTGTTTGTAAAGTAAAGAGAAAGCAAGGACAGTTTATATCAAATTATGCTCCTTATGGTTACGAGAAGGACAAAGAAGATAAGCATAAATTAGTGATAGACAAAGAAGCTTATGATGTGGTGCAAAAAATATTTTCAATGAAACTTGAAGGATATAGCTCATATTCTATTGCAAAACATCTAAATGAAACAGGCATATTATCTCCGATGGAACATAAAAGAGCGAAGGGGATTAGATATAAAACAGGGTTTAGTACAAAGGCTGTTGCAAAGTGGGATACGCCTGCTATTAATCGCATTTTAACTAATGAAATCTATATCGGAACACTACAACAAGGAAAAAGAGAGAAGATAAATTATAAGCTCGATAAAGTTGTTTCTAAAGATAGAAGTGATTGGATTGAAATTGAAGATAATCATGAAGCTATCATTGATATAAATGACTTTGAGATTGTACAAAAACTTTTGAAATGTGATATAAAAGCAAAAAATTATGGAGAAAAAGCTGATTTGTTTTCGGGGCTATTATTTTGTAAGGACTGTAATCAACAAATGACCAAAAAGGTAGACAAAAGAGGGAAAACTCCAATCGTATATTATATTTGTTCTGCGTATAACAAAGGTCTTGGTTGTAGCAGGCATTCAATCAAGCAGAAAGAATTGGAAAATACTGTTCTCGCAATGATTAAGCATTATATTTCATCACTTGGTAAATATGAAGCTATTTCTGAAAAAGTAAGAGCAATGGAAATATCATATAACCTGTTTAAGAAGATAGATAAGAGGCAGGAACAAACTAAGAAAAGTAAGGCGAAGTTTGAAATTCTAAAATCATCTTTATATCAGGACTTAAAAGAAGGAATAATCTCTGAAGATGAGTTTTACGATATGAGAGAATTTTATACTAATCGTATTGTTGAGAGCGAACTAATATTAGAAAGACAGAATAAAGAAATCACAAAACTCTACAAAAAGAGCTTGGGAAATCAGAACTTCTTTTCAGACATTCAAAAATACAAAAATATAAGCACTTTGGAAAGAGGGCTTCTTGTAAGGCTGATAGATAAAATTTATGTTTTAGAAGATAAAAAGATAGAAATTCAATTTAATTATGATGAAACCTTAGATGTGTTTGATAAGATAAATAGTTATACCAACCAGTACCCAGAGAAAATCATGGAGGTGGTATAGATGGCAAGAACAGCAAATAGGAGAATTAAATCTGAAGAAATTCAACTAAATAAGGTAGTGGAAAGCAGTTTTCAAACCGCTATTTATACAAGAATTTCAAGAGATAAAAAAGAAAAACCGAGTGATTCTATCGAAAATCAGAGTGCTCTATGTGAAAGTTATATTAAGAAGAATGATGGACATAATTTAGTTGGAATATACAAAGATATTTCAAAGACCGGAACGGAATTTGATAGACCTGATTTTGAAAAACTTATGGAAGAAGTCAGAACAGGAAAAGTAAATTGTATTGTTGTAAAAGATTTATCCCGTTTTGGAAGAAATTATACAGAGCTTGGCAACTTTATAGAAAAGATATTTCCGTTTCTTGGTATAAGGTTTATTGCTGTTAATGATAATTTGGATACTTTTCACATGGAAGATTCTAATAAATCACTGGAGGTAATCTTAAAGAACATTGTTAATGAAACTTATGCTAAAGATATTTCAAAGAAAATATCCACATCACATCAAATTAGAATTAAACAGGGGAGCTTTATTTGTGGAGCAGCACCTTATGGATATACAGCAAGAAAAGATGAAGATGGGATAAGGAGATTATATATAGATGAAAATACAGCTCCTATTGTAAAAGAAATCTTTGAGTCTTATTTAAGAGGTTTCAGTACACTTGATATTTCAAAATTGCTCCATGAGAAAAGAGTATATGTAGCAACTGATTATAGAAAATATAAGACAGCAATATCTGAAAATGATAAGCCTATTAGAATATGGAAGCCAACGACAATACTACAGGTACTTAAAAATCGTGTCTATACAGGAACTTTAATTCAGGGTAGAAATCAAAAACACCTTTATGAAGGTAAAAAGAGAGAGGTTCTTGATAAGGAACATTGGACAGTAACAGAAAATGCTCATGAAGCTATTATTTCTATAGATATGTTCAATAAAGTGCAGGATAAAATAGGTTCAAAGGTGAATACAAATAGAAGTAACATAGATAAAAATGCATCGGATGATACAGTTTTTAGGGATAAAGTTTATTGTAATAACTGCAAAAGAAAAATGAGTACACACAGACAGTTAAGTGGTAAAAAGATAGTTTTTTACTTTAGTTGTAATCGCTTTAGAGAATATAGCACTGAAAAATGTGGAATATCTATAACAGAAGTTACTCTTAAAAAAACGGTTGAGGCAGCCTTCGATATGATTCTTTCCAATAAAGGTAATAGCTATAAAGAATACCTAAATGGTTATGACCTTATTAAAAAGAAACTTAATAAGCAAAAGGAAAAAGCCTTGACAAAAATAGAGAGAAAGATTTCAGGACTTAATAGGCTTCAAGGTGAGTATTATGAAAAATATGTTTTAGGGCAGTGGGATAAGGCAGATTTTGAAGGTGAAAAAGAAGGGCTTTATCAAAAGAAAAGTGAGCTTGAAGATATAAAAGAAAAAAAGATAGTATTTTTTGAGGAAGAAACTTCTAAACTTGAAGAAAAGCATAAATACCTGAAAGCACTGTTAAAGGGAAAAACTAAGAAATGGGATAAAGATTTTGTAGATAGCATTATAGATAAAATCTTTATAGGAAATGACAATACGGTAGAAATTAAATTTAATTTTGAAGAAACACCTATCTTTGCTGAAAAAATTGGCGGAAGGAAAAAGAGGTGTTGATATGAATACAGTGGATTTTTATTTGAGGCTTTCCTTAGAAGATGGAGATCAGGAAGACGAAAGTAACAGCATTACTTCTCAAAGAGAGATTTTAAAAGACTATATCAATTCAAGAGAGGAATTTACTGGAGTTAAGATTAGAGAGCATATTGATGATGGTTATAGTGGGACAAATTTTAATCGTCCGGCGTTTCAAAAGATGATTGCTCTTGTTAAGAAAAATGAAGTGAAGACAATTCTTGTGAAAGACTTATCCCGTTTTGCCAGAGATTATATTGAATCAGGAGCCTATATTGAGCAGATATTTCCATTTATGCAAGTTCGATTTATTTCTGTAAATGATAACTATGATAGTAACAATAATGAAAATGGAATAAATGGATTGGAAGTACCGTTTAAAAACCTTGTCTATGATTATTATTCAAAAGACATCTCGCAAAAAATGCGTTCTTCCGTAAAAGTAAGACAGGATAAAGGTTACTATTTTGGTTCAAAGGCACCTTATGGATATGTAAAAGATGAGAAAGACCATCATAAACTACTTGTTGATGAAAGGGTAAGACATACGATTGAGGAGATATTTGGAAGATATTTATCTGGAGAAAGTATGCTTTCCATTTCAAAAGACTTCAACAATAGAGGTATTTTAACTCCTGCCAAGCACATCGGGTTAAAGAGAGGGAGTGGAATTTGGACTGGTCAGATTATAAGGTATGTATTAACGCAAAGAGTTTTAACCGGAGCAGTTGTAGGTGGAAAGACAAGGGTGCAAGAGGTTGGTTCTGATAATCGAAAATGGATTGACAGTAAGGACTGGATAATACGAGAAGATATGCACGAAGCTATAATAACCAAAGAAGATTTTAATATAGTCCAAGATATGTTAAGTCGCAATGAAAAGCGTATAAGCAGGGATAGGAAGAATTTTCATATACTTCAGGATAAAATCTATTGTGGTAAATGCCATCATAAAATGAGCTACACTGTTCATTATGGGAAAAGTGATGGATACTGTTGCCCTTATAGATATAAGGCGAAAGATTGTGGTTGTATGAAAGGAAAGATAACTGCATCCACGCTTGAAGATGTAGTGGCAAAAGAAATCAAACTTTATACAGAGAATTTTCTTAAAAAAGAGCAGACAAGGAATATTGAGAACAAAGTTCAAAACATTATTTGTGAAAGTTTGCTTGAAAGAAAGAATAAGCTGGAAATTGATAAAGGTAAACTTCAAGTTGAAAAGATGCAGCTATATGAAAAGCATAAAAATGGTATAATGGATAAAGAAGCATATCTATTTCAAAAACAAATTTTAAGCGAACATATTCAGGATATTGAGCAAGAAATATTCATCATAGAAAGCAAAGTAAAGGAAAATACTACTTCAGGACATAAGCTAAATGTAGATAAGTTAAAAGAAGCAGTATCAAATGGAGAACTTGTCTTAGACTGGATCAATGAAGTTATAGAAAAGATATATGTTTATGATAAAGAAACAGTTGAGATAGTTTGGAAATTTGCTCGTATTTGATGTGTCTGATTGTAAAATAAGGACTATTAAAATTTTGATAAATATGGTATAATGAATATATTTTATATATATGGGAAGGGGGTATTCCTTATAAATAATGAAGAACAGTATATAGCTAAAATTATTTTTAGAAATAAAATTTTAACTTATAAAGGACAGCAATTTGAAGATTTTTTTGTATCTTTAATGTGTAAGCATAATTCTAAATTTAAACCAGTAAAAGCATATGGACGTTTTGGAGATGGCAAGAATGATGGATTTGATAAATATACTGGAACTTATTATCAAGTTTTTGCCCCTGAGGATTTAAATAAAAAGGGAACTATTGCTGATGGAGTTGAAAAATTAAAGAAAGATTTTGAGGGATTGTACAAAAAATGGAATTATGTATGCCCAATTAGAAAATATTTTTTTGTAGCTAATGATAAATATGAAGGAGTTCCAGCATTGATTCATGAGATGGCAATAGATTTAGGAAAACAGAGTTGTTATTCAAACATTGATATTGAAATTTTAGGAGCTAGTGATTTAGAAAACATATTTAATAGTCTAGATAAATTTTCAAAACAGGATATAGTAGGATTTATACCTGAGCAGAGCATGCCAATGGTAGAATATGATGCATTAAATGAAACGGTAAAATTTTTATTGAATATTGAGTGTGATATAAATTACTCAGAAAACTTAATTGTGCCAGATTTTGATGAAAAAATTAGTTTTAATGGATTAAGTCAAGGTGTAAAAAGTCAGTTGACCATAGGGGGGTATCAAGAAGGAATTTTAAGGGAGTATTTTAATAATACACCGGGTGTTAAGGAGGTTTTACAAAAGAAATTTCATATGCTGTATGAGGAATCTAAGAACAATATAAATAATACAAAAGAGAACTTTGCTGATTGTAGGTTTTATTATATTTTAGAAAAATCGTGTGTAAAAAACACGATCCCAATACAAACTAGTGTATTAGTTTTAATGTCTTATTATTTTTCGAGTTGTGATATATTTGAGGAGCCAAGTTAGATTTATATAGAAAGAAAGGAGGAGATGTTAATATGATACTACCAAAGAAACAATTATCATTAAGTGAATCATTCTTTGGATTTGGAGCTTTTTTGTTAGAAAAATTAAAATCTCCTACCTCAGTAGATGATTTATGGTTATATTATAAGAATGCTTACGAAAGAAAAAAATACATTGTAAAGTTTTCTTTTGATCAATACCTTGCAACATTAGATTACTTGTATATGATAGAAGCAATAAAAGAAACTGAGAAGGGGGTAGTATGTAGTGAAACTTAAGTGTTTACGAGCTAATCAATCCTCTTTTCATACTATAAATTTCAAAGAAGGTTTGAATATTATTGTTGGCAAGCAGGCTTCCCCACATAATGAAAATGATGGAAATACGTATAATGGGGTTGGTAAATCTTTTGTATTACACTTGATTCATTTTTGTTTAGGATCAAACAAAATTGATTCTTTTACAAAGAATTTACCTGAGTGGGTGTTTACATTGGAATTTGAAGTCGATGGAAAAGAATATTTTGCATCACGAAATACCAGCGAACAAAATAGAATAAACTTTTGTGGGAAAGATATAAGTTTAAAGACTATGAGAGAAAATATGTTAAATCTTTGTTTTGGTATTTCTGATCCTCCAAAGAATATGACATGGAATACGTTGTTTTCTAGATTCGTAAGAAGATATAGATCATCATACTCTAGATTTGACACATATATTCCAAAAGAATCTGATTATAGTAAGCTTTTAAATACACTATATTTACTTGGAATTGATACAACTTTAATAGTAGAAAAAAAAGAATTGAGAGAAAAGCAAACTGATGCTAAAAGAACAGAAAATGCTATAAAAAAAGATCCGTTTTTTAAAAGGTATTATCTAGGTGAAAATGATGCAGAACTTGATGTAGCAGACTTAGAGTATAGAATAAGTGAATTAGAAAGGGAAATATCAGAATTTAAAGTTTCTAATAATTATCATGAGTTAGAACTAGAAGCAAATGACAAAAGTTATGAAAAAAAGATATTAGAAAATAAACGCGTCCTTATAAATAATTATATAAAAAACATTGAAGAATCTTTTAAAGAAACAGCTAAAGCAAATGAAGAAGATGTTATAAGGGTATATGAAGCAGCTAATATTGAAATTCCTGATATGGTTAAAAAAAACATCGATGAAGTTCTTGAATTCCATAGAAAACAAATATCGTCCAGAAATATTCGCTTGAAAAAAGAATTACGTAAACATCAGCTTGAATTAGAAAAAATAGACAAACAAATTCTTGCTATTGGAGAACGTATGGATAATTTACTAGGATATTTAGATTCTCATGGAGCATTAGAAGAATATGTTGCTTTAACTAAACAACTGTCTTCATTAAAAAATGAAATGGAGAGAATACAGGGATATCAAAAAATACTTAAATCATATAAAGATATTGAATTGGAGATAAAGGCTTCATTTATAAATCAAGATAAAGAAACTAATGAATATCTTGAAAGTATAAAAACAGTAACTGATAACTTAAGGAATGGTTTTTGGGAGTATGCAAAGAAATTTTATCCAAAGAAGAGAAGTGGATTAGTAATAAAAAATAATTCTGGTGAAAATATGATTAGATATACCTTAGATGCAAGGATAGAAGATGATTCATCGGATGGAGTAAATGAAGTAAGATTATTTTGTTTTGATTTATTACTGTTAATGTGTAGAAGAAGCAAAATGAGATTTTTAGCTCATGATAGTAGATTATTTGCAAACATGGATCCAAGGCAAAGAGAAATGCTTTTACGAATAGCGTACGATGTTACTATAGATTCTGAGTTTCAATATATTTGTTCCATGAATGAAGATACTATAATGTCTTTTAAGGATTTAATGTCAATTGAGGAGTATAAAGAAATAGTAACGAATAATATTATTTTAGAATTAAATGATGATGCATCTGAAAGTAAACTACTTGGTATTCAAGTAGATTTGGATTTAGAAGATAAGCACAAAAATATTGATAATATGAAATAAGTTGTGTAAAAGAGAGGATGTTCAAAAACATTCTCTCTTTTTGTAGGTGATTGAATAAAATGTATCCAATACTTGACACAAGGGTGTAATTTCGTATAGGTATTAAACCCATCTCTTATATATTTGTCTCTTGCACCGGTTTGAGTATGATGTAATTTCGTATAGGTATTAAACAGCTGGAGCGGCGGATGCTTCAAGAGGACTGTTTGAGTATGATGTAATTTCGTATAGGTATTAAACTAGATGAGAGACTATTGCCCGAATGGTCTGGTTTGAGTATGATGTAATTTCGTATAGGTATTAAACCTGGTTTTATGTCTATATTTTTTAGTTTTGGTTTGAGTATGATGTAATTTCGTATAGGTATTAAACATATCAAGTCATCACATGGAAATGATATAAGTTTGAGTATGATGTAATTTCGTATAGGTATTAAACAACGAATTAAAAGCTTTAAAAAGTGATGTTGTTTGAGTATGATGTAATTTCGTATAGGTATTAAACCAAAAATCATGTTAAGATAGTTGTAACAAAGTTTGAGTATGATGTAATTTCGTATAGGTATTAAACAGAGTACTTAGAAAGCATTGTTAAAACTTAGTTTGAGTATGATGTAATTTCGTATAGGTATTAAACTGTAGGTGAAAATATATGCCGAACTTATAGGTTTGAGTATGATGTAATTTCGTATAGGTATTAAACTTGTTTTGCATAAGCATCAATATCTGTTCCGTTTGAGTATGATGTAATTTCGTATAGGTATTAAACTTGTATATTATGCTAACAAAAAACATAAATGTTTGAGTATGATGTAATTTCGTATAGGTATTAAACTTGGCAGATATATATCTATCAAATTGCGTTGTTTGAGTATGATGTAATTTCGTATAGGTATTAAACTTATACAATCATCAAATAAAAGGGTTAGAAGTTTGAGTATGATGTAATTTCGTATAGGTATTAAACACATCTACTCAGTAGGTGTTTTTTCATTTTGTTTGAGTATGATGTAATTTCGTATAGGTATTAAACATTTTGTTTTGCATAAGAATCAATTCTTGTGTTTGAGTATGATGTAATTTCGTATAGGTATTAAACTTATCAAATAAAAATAAAGCAAAGTCTGACGTTTGAGTATGATGTAATTTCGTATAGGTATTAAACATTATGCCTTATACTTTCGTCATTTATTAAGTTTGAGTATGATGTAATTTCGTATAGGTATTAAACTTTGATATTGCAACTAGGACTAAGCTTGTAGTTTGAGTATGATGTAATTTCGTATAGGTATTAAACTTTTGATACACAAGTGTGTCATCTACTTCTGTTTGAGTATGATGTAATTTCGTATAGGTATTAAACAATAGGAAGCAGAATAAAAGAAAAAAATATGTTTGAGTATGATGTAATTTCGTATAGGTATTAAACTATGACTCTGCAACATTTTGGAATAGAGAAGTTTGAGTATGATGTAATTTCGTATAGGTATTAAACAATAGGAAGCAGAATAAAAGAAAAAAATATGTTTGAGTATGATGTAATTTCGTATAGGTATTAAACTCTTGAAAAGTTACAAGTCATGATTGAAGCGTTTGAGTATGATGTAATTTCGTATAGGTATTAAACCGCAGAAAGCAAAAAAACATCAAGTTACGAGTTTGAGTATGATGTAATTTCGTATAGGTATTAAACTTTACAATTTACATAAAGCTTATCTTTTATGTTTGAGTATGATGTAATTTCGTATAGGTATTAAACAAGTTAAAAGGTAGCGAATATGACGAAGTGGTTTGAGTATGATGTAATTTCGTATAGGTATTAAACCGTGAAGAAGTAATCGAGAATATAAATGGCCAGATTGATGTTGAAGAATTATAAAAAAAAATGAAGAGAGGAAATAATCTCCCTTCATTTTTACATTACTTTTATAAAAATATTAAAAAATAAAATCCCTAACAAAACAACTAAAGGTGCTGAAAACACTATCAATTTAATATTACTTTTAATTTCATCATCTTTAGAATTTTTTTTAATAATTAAATTATAAATTATTAAAAAAGATATATTTACGCTTAACAATATGGCTGTAAAGGTTGGTACTATGTCTGTAAACTTGTTTCTGTCAATAATAATCCTAAAAATAAAAACAAAAAATAAAAATATATTAAAACTCAATAATGTTTTTTTTATATCTAATTTTTTTATATTTATATGTTCATTTCTGTTTTTTTTCATTAGTTTCTCCTAATATTAGCAATAAGTTGAAGCGTAAGTTGTACCTAATGTAAATAATAAAGCTACAGCTCCCAATCCTACAGGTCCTGCTCCTAATCCTTTTAATACTAAAGCAGCTATTTGATTTAGTGACCAACCTGAATAAGTCATCAATAGTCCACAAATAAATGAAACTGTTCTTTTATCTGGTTTAGAGTATTGAGATGAGGCAGTAGCAGATACTCTTAATTTGTTTGAAGATACTTTTGTTTCGCTATTTGATTTTTTTGTAATTCCATTATCTTTATCATACTCAACTGATTTATTTGAATCTCTTAAAACACCAGACTCAATTTGACCTTTTGAATCATAAGAAAACTCATAAACTAAATAATTATCAGAATTTACTTCAATAAATCCATTTATTGATTTGTCTTCATTTGAGTAATAGAACATTTTTGAACCTTCTAATACTTGATAAGTGTCTTCGAAAGCATAGCCTTTATTTTGTATAGATTCTACTTCTCTCTTTATGTTTAAATTCCTGTTTGATAATGTTTTTATTTCATTTACTGCATTTTCTTTCGTTACTATTTTTTCATAATACTCTTTTATTTCTTGTACATTCTCATAAAATGTTTTTCATTCGAACTGTTAGTAAGAAAATTATTCTTAGCATATACACCTGGTATAGTAAAACTTAAGGTAAATATAAGCACACTTAAAAACATAGCTATTTTCTTTTTTAATTTTGTAATATTATTCTTCCTGTTTTTTTGTTTTTATACTTATATATTATGATACTTTATTATATATATCAACGTTTTCTTATTCACTATATAATTTAAAGTAAATACACCCTTATAGGATAGAGACTGAAGGTCGAAAATCCATAAGGGTGTATTTGTGCTATTGCAAAGAGCTAGTAAATAATATATACTTTATTTACTAAAAAAAAGGAGTTTAGGACTATGGCAAATGTATATTCAAGACAAACAAAAATATCAAATGTAGTTGGTAGAAGTGATTACATTTCAAATGAAAAAAGACAAGAGCATATAGTCTTACATTCCAAAAGTAGTGTCTTTGATTGGAGTTTGAGTATGATGTAATTTCGTATAGGTATTAACCGACAATAAATGTATTTATAAGATAGAGGGTGTTTGAGTATGATGTAATTTCGTATAGGTATTAACCCAACAAGCAATAAGAATGATGGCGATAATGGTTTGAGTATGATGTAATTTCGTATAGGTATTAACCTAATAAGATAACTAAAGGAGAAAGTCCGATAGAAATAGTAAAAGCAACTCACCCAGTTGTTTCGGAATTAACTACACAGGTAGTAATCAATAGTATTCCTGAAGAGGAACTATTAGAAATAAATGTAGAGGGGGAATGGTATGAAGTGCCAAAAAACGTGAAGATACAGGAATTAGCATTTGTATTGGCATCACACCTAGATGCCATATTGAGAATTAAGAGTGAGCGTATGAAAGAGAGTAGACAATTTACTACTGTAATGAATACATTAGCTAACAGGTAGTCTGAAATCTGGAGTCACCAAACAAAACAGAAGGGATAAAAAATAACATAGAATATAAGAAGAGGATAAAATTATTATGTTTAATAAAATTGAAAGAAAACCAAAATGTGGAATTAGAAAATTAAAAGTAGGATTTGTGAGTTGCTTATTAGCATTTGGAATCTTAACAAGTGTAGGAAGTCCTTTAATAGGAAATACAGTAGTAGAGGCAAAAGCACAAACTGAATCTGAAAAATTTTTACAAGCATTTGGAATGACATTAAAAGATGTAGCAAGTAGAGATAAAAGTGGACAAGCCAAAGCATTCCTAAGTAAAATAGATGTGAATGATAAGAAATCATCATTTAACAAAGATAACTTAATAAGGGCTGCTAAAGAATTAGTAGAGATAAATAACTTTAGAAAAAGCAAAGGATATACTCCATTAAAAACAAATAAGAGAATCAATTTAGAATCAGCTTTTAGAAATGAATACTATAAAACACATAAAGAACATGCCGAAATGTTTAATACAGGAGAAATAGCAAGGGTAAGATATCAAGGCTATATAGACGAAACCAACGGCAGGATACCAGCTTATATAGAATGGCATGATGAAGAAAAAGAAACATTTGACCAAGTATTAAAACTAAAATTCGGAATTGATAAACCAGTGACTAAAGAAGAAATTTTAGCAGCCATTGAAAAAGTAGGAGGCATAGAGAAAATAAAAGATGCTCTTAAAACAATACCTCAAGACGAATTAAAATATGATGGTCAAATCGGACACTTCTTAGCATTTGTCCATGATTATTCTATCCAAGGATATGGATTCTGGGAAACAGAAGACGGACTTGGTTCATCAGAAGTAAATATATTTAGCTATAAAGACTATTATGAAGATGACCAAAATGACCCGTTATTAGAACCAGAAGAATACTTTAACTGGCTACTATCAATAGATAGTAAAAAAAGTTGGTCGCAAGTATCTGATAAATGGTATTTTGTAAAAAATAATGGCAAATTAGCTAAAACAGAATGGTTATATGACAATAATTACTCATCATGGTATTATTTCAACAATAATGGTGACATGGCAACAAATAAATGGATAAAAGATACAAATAGTAAATGGTATTATCTATCAGTAAATGGTAAAATGGCAAAAAATGAGTGGATTTATGATAATAACTACTCATCATGGTATTATTTCAACAATAATGGTGACATGGCAACAAATAAATGGGTAAAAGATACAAATAGTAAATGGTATTATCTATTAGGTAATGGTAAGATGGCAAAAAATGAGTGGTTTTATGATAATAATTACTCATCATGGTATTACTTCAACAATAATGGTGACATGGCAACAAATAAATGGGTAAAAGATACAAATGGTAAATGGTATTATCTATTAGGTAATGGTAAAATGGCTAAATCAACAACAATTAATGGCTGGTATGTGGACTCTAACGGTGTTTGGGAAAAATAAATATGTTAATAATAACAAAAAGAAATGTATTCATTAATAGACCCATATTTCTTAGAGGAGATATTCTCAAAGGTTACTATTGTAAGAGCAATTAAAGAGATTAAACATTCTTCCATTTCTAAATTAATCTTTATGTGATTTCCTTTAGGAGGAATTAGAAGAAAGAGTTATGACTGGAGAAAAATGTCAGACTCTTTGGCTAGATCCTGTTCTATGAACCATACTTATAACGAAACTATAGAGGAACTAATTAATATTGTTTGGTTAATATCTATGTTTCCTCAACTCTTTTCAGAGGACCTTTTAAAACCTCTACAAGAGATTATATAGATGAGATACTAGTGAAGATTAACAAAATTGTTTGAGTATGATGTAATTTCGTATAGGTATTAAACCTGTTGCTGTGCTACCAGAGTTCTGCATTACCTGGATTAAATTTAAGACTTTTTTCTATTTTTCTTAATGATTTTGTAGTATCTCTTGATTTTGTTTCAACATTTTTTAATGCATTGGATAATTTTGTAGTATTACCATCAAATTCAATTGTTATATCTTTAATTTTACCAGCCATAGAACCTCATTTACTTTTAAAATAAAAAAAGATACTACTCCTAGTATCCTAATTTAAGAATCAAAAAGCACTATATGAATAGTGCCTTAAATGATTCTTTTATTTTTTTTCTTAATATTTTTTTGTCATATCTTACTAAAAATCTATAGTGTTTTTTTTCAAGTCTATATCTATACACAGTTTTATCATAAATAACATTTGATACAAAATAATCATGTGGTTCTTTTACTTTATTAGATTCTTCTACAAAAATTTTATGAAAATCTAAATTTTTTTTTCTTTCTTTTTTGCTATATAATAAATATTTTTTCAAATCGTTAAATAGATTGCTTAATTTTATATTAAAAGATAATCTATTTTCATTATTCAATTGTTCCATAAATTACCTCCTAACACTTTAATATTTACATTTATTATACCACTTTTGAAATGTTATAATCAACTAATTAAAATTTATCAAAATCATTTTGATTAGCTTCTCTATCCTCTGTGCTTACATTCTTATATTCAATCATTGAGTTGTTATATTCAATACAATAATCAATTATTTGTCCTGGATTCATTTCATTTCAACTTATTGATAAAACATAGTACAGAATATAAAAATAAAAGTAAAAAGCTTCATATGATAAAGAGAATAATGTTGAAGTAGTATGCTTAAAATTTAGTAAAAGTAAAAAAGTTTAATATAACAATTTAAACTACCACCTATAAGCTGGACATATAAAATTACATTTGCTAGATAGTGTTTGTTATTTTTAATTACCTCATCAAATGTATTGCTATTAGCAATCAAAACTGATATAATCTAAATCGAAAGGAAGTTATATATATGGCAAGAACATCAAATATTTATGTAAGAGTAGAACCTGATATTAAAGAGCAGGCGGAAGCGGTGCTTGAAAAGCTTGGAATACCAATGTCAAATGCCGTATCTATTTTTTTAAGACAGGTTGTAATGCAAAATGGTTTGCCTTTTGAAGTTAAAATCCCTAATACAAAGCCTCTTTCTTTATCCAATTTATCAGAAGCAGAATTTAATATGCAAATGCTAAAAGCCCATAATGATTTTGAGAATGGAAGAACGTATAGTTTTGAAGAAATAGAAAAGGAGTTAAAGAAAGAGTTAGGTAGATGAAATATAAGATAATATTTTCTGAAAATGCTAAAAGAGATTTAATAAGCATTGTAAGATATATTTCGGATGAATTATTAGAATCCAATATTGCTGAAAAGTTATTGTATAGAATATTGAAAGCTATTAAATTTCTTGATGAATTTCCAAACAGGCATAGATTATGTGATTATCAAGAATGGAAAGACAAAGGGCTCAGAGTTTTACCTATTGAGAACTATCTTGTATTTTACATTCCTGATGAGTCAAGTCAAATAGTTAAAATATACCGTATTATATACTGAAAAAGAGATATAGAAAAAAAATTAAAAGATAAGGTTACATTTGAAGAAAAAGTGTAAGATTTACCGGACGGGGTCAGTAAGATATAGCAATGCTCGTTGAACAATTATAAAAAAATAATGTAAATATGACTAAGAGAAGTGGAGGAATAATCTGCTTCTCTTTTTTTATTGCTATGGAAGGAGATTACAAATGACAGATGAGAAAAACAAAGCTGAGAATACATTTAGCAAAAAAATTGGGAAAACAACTACAAAGTTATAGTGCATTTCAGCGAAATCGGTAAGGGATTAGTCATGAAAGATACATTTATGGATATTCAAAAAATACGGTTAATAATACATAAAAATATCGTAAAAAAAATCAAGGAGTTAAATCTTAGATAGACGAACGAATAAAAGAATTGAATGATAAATTTATATCTAAACAAGAAAAATATTAAAGTTTTTAACAATGGTAATGTTTGTAAAAAAAACAGAAGAAGTCTTGTATTGTATGGATTAAGGTATACAAGGGAAAATTAGGATAGGAAATATCTGAAAAATATAAAATAAATGCGATAGAAAGTGGACTGATAAACTAGAATTAAATGCGAGAGCAACATGAACTTGAATATTAACATCATACGTGGTAAATACAGCAGAATTAGATGACAGTAAACGACGTGGAATACTTGCTAAAAAGTTTGAAGCCACACTTGATAAGAGGACTTCAAAAATATGTAGGGAACACGACCAAAGAATTATTCCTATTGATAAAATAAAAATTGGAGTGAACGCTCCACCGCTTCATCCTTATTGTAGATCACATTTAAGCGATATGCTTGAAGGTTGGGATTATGATAGTGAAGATGAGTTGATGAGGATGATTGAAGGGAAGAATGCAACTAAAAAAGTTGATAAAACTCTCGAAAAAAAGTATAATATAGATAAAAGAAAGTTAACCGAATATGCATTAAATCCTGAAAGACAACCAAATAAAGCAAGAGCCTTTAAGGAAGCTTTGGGGTATGATTTGTCGAATTACGATGAACTTATACAAAACGTACATTCTAATCTTAAAACGAACGAATTTAAACCTAAAGGTAAAAATAATTATGGAGAATTATTTGAACAAGTTTTAAATTTATTAGGACCTAATGGAAAAAGGGCAAATGTAATGACGGGGTGGATAAAAAAAGAAGACGCTATTCATTTAACCTCAATTTATGTTACCAAAAAGAAAAGGGGGGATTTATGACAATTAAACAATATGATAAAGTTCTCCTAAAAAGTGGGGAATTTGCTTATATAGTTGAAATTCTTGAAAAAGATAAAGCTTATGTGGCTGATATTGAAAAAGAAGATGGGGAAACATCCACTGAATTTATTTATCAAATAGATATTAAAAGCACAACTAACTAAAATGTTAGAGGTGCTTTTTTAGTATAAAAAATCAAGGAGTTTAGACGATGAGTGAAAAAATAGATGACCAATTAAGAGAATGTCCTTTCTGTGGTAATAAATGGAACAAGCCCTCAATTAGAACATACTACAACAAATATGTTGGTAGAATGTATTTTGTTGAATGTGGAGAATGCATGGCAACATCAAGACATGAACCGACAGAAGAATATGCTATAATGGCATGGAATAAGAGATTTTAGAAAAGTTAAGAAGAGTTGAGAATAAAGGAGTGTATAATGGCAAATTTATTATATACTATATCCGTTTGTATATTTTGTTTAATTTACATTTTTTATAAAATAAATGAATAAACATTGAGTAGGAGTAAATATGAAAGAAAAACTAAATGATTATTTTTATATATATTTTATAATAGGATTTGTTATAACAACGGCTATATTAAACCTTTTGTTATAACATTAGAGTTTTTAAAAGAAAATAAAAAAAGGTACCAGAGTTCCAGTCCTTAAGGGTTACCCCTACAGGCATTTTAATGAGAACACTACTACCTTTATTTAATTAAATTTTATCATCTAATAAATTAAAAGTCAAGGAAGGAAAAAATATGATAGAAACTATGATTCCAAATTTAGTGTGGGATGATGAAGAGTTGATAATCAGAAGAATTAATAATATGAAAGATGGGGTAATAAATTTTAAATATTGCGATGGAAAAGTTAAGAATATTATTTTTGATTTAGTAAACTTAAAAGACTATAAAAAATATATTTCAAATTTATTTACAGAGTATAATTGGATAGAAAAAATAATAATTATGAATAATAAAAATATAAACGGAGATAAGGAAGAAATATATATGGTCGTTTATAAAAAAGTTATAAACAAACCTTTAGATTTTAACGTTAAAGAAAAAAATTAG